TGTGTAATGAATGGGGTGTCGAATGATGTTGCATGGAATGTTTTGTATTGTTTATACTCATCACCATATCCTCTCATTGCAACTGAATAGAACCAGTTCTTACCTTTTGGTGTGGAGATGAATAATACTTTCTTACCTTTAACTAATACTGTCTGTCTTAATACTGTGTTCCATACTTCATCTTTGATATATGCTGCCTCATCTACAATAAGATAATCTAATGTATAACCACGTAGTGTATCTTCTCTCTCACCACTTCTAAAATAGATTACAGACCCATTGATAAATGTTATGGTTAGTTCTGACTTGTTGATTGACTTGGTTAAACCAGTCCCCGCTATTGAGTTGGTAAGTTCTGTGAATACTTTTTTAGCTTGAGAATATACTGGTGAGACCCACATAGATACTGAAGTATTATCTTCAAGAGCCCATTTAAGAATTAGATTTTGTGCAGTGAAGCTCTTTCCCGCCTGCCTTCCAAAGCAACCAACAATGTACTTCGTTGTTTCGTCGGTGCAAGCTTCAATAATTTCTAATTGTTTTTTTGTTGGGGTGAATCCTTCAACAACTATTTCATTAACCATTTAACTTTATCTGAAATGTATTTTCTGTATTACCTGACAAGTTGTCAAGGTACCTTTGTTTAGCTTCCTCAAATATCTTTCTTTGTAGACTACTTATTTGTTTTTCTTCAACCTTTAAACGTTCATTACGTTTGGCTACTTTCTTGCGGTGTTCCTTTTGTTTTTTCCCCATTATATTGTTTCTAATCTTTTTTTATAATCTTCCAATTCTATTTCTATTGCACTTCTCAATACATTATCAAACATTGTTAATGATAAACTATGATGAAGTCTGTAGGATAGTTCGTTGTTAAATTGAATACTATATGGTGCCCCAAAATAATTTTCTTTCTCACTCTTATCCATAAAATCGATTATCTTTTCTAATCGTTCTATTTCATTAACAAGCATTATCGCTTCATTCAATCTTTCTTTTTTCATCGACCTTGACCTTTATATGGTTTAGGTTTCTGGTCTTTAGGGCCGAAGCTCTTTCTTGCCTTACCTTTGGTCTTCTTATTAAGACTTACCTTATTGCTCGTTGATGTCTTCTTCGCCATTACCGAATTTTAATTTAATAACGTGATTCGTTATGTTTATACTTTGTTCAATCTTTTCTTTTGGTTTACCATAAACTCTGGTCATTAAAGTTTCTATTGAATCTAAATTACCTGTTTGAATTGACCTAATGATTGCTGATGCAATTGTTATTTCAAGTACGGTAGACTTGGGGTTATTTCTTATCTCGTGTAGTTGTTCTGTATCCAAAGATATTAATACTTGGATTGCATCTGTTATTTCTGATAGAGCATAACCTTGGTCTTTAATATCTGAAATCCATTTGCGAGGTCTACCCTTGAGATTTCTTCTCGGGTCAAAACCTTTCTTTAATGATTTTAAGTTCTGTGGGTTCGGCATATAGTCGTAGTTAGTTCGTTGTAGTTAATAATAAATATATGATTTTTATAAAATGTCCATAAGTACTTAATCATTATATAATCTTTTGTATGCATTCTTTAAGTTCTTAATTACTTGAACAAAACATTTGCCACACCCCAATCTTTTATTGTCCTTGTTAACTCTGTTGTTTAGATTAACCAGATAAGATTGTTGGTCTCTTGTTAGATTGTATTTGTCTACCAATAACATTGCTGCATCCATTTCTTCTCTGGTATAGTTTTCTGTCTTTAATTCTATTTCTTTTGGGGTCTTACATTTCTCACACCCCACTTTAATTTTCTCTTCCATCAAATAATTGTGTTTGAATTGGTTTATTTTGTTCGTGTTCTATTCTTGCTGATGCTATATCCATATACTCCTGTTCTTTCTCAATGCCGATGAAATTAACACCACATCTAACTGCTGCCTTCCCTGTGCTTCCACTTCCCATAAACGGGTCTAATATTGTTCCATTTGGTGGGGTAACAAGATTGATTAAGTATCTCATTAAATCTACTGGTTTAACTGTTGGGTGATTATTCTTCTTCTTGAATACTTGATTGTCTGTAACAGGATTATCACAATCACAAATTGTTGTTGGAGAACCAATAAACTTCTTTCCACAATTAGCACATCTCGCATTAAAATCTCTCGTCCCCCCTGATGTAACTCTTTGTGCTTTCTCCTCAAAATTATCTAAACCTTCATCTCTATCTTTCTTTGCTGCTTTGGGACAATAGAAGAAACGACTGGCTCCACCTCTTTCATCAAAGTATCCATTACTCTCACCTTCTTTATGTGCTCTCATAAGTGATGCTCCACTTCCACCTTCAACATCTTTTTTTCTTTTTGCTTTGAATGCTGAACCAGTCAGTGGTGCTTGTTCGTCCAATAGTTGTCCCGCCTCTTCATCAAAGATTATGTTAGCAGGAAATCTACCATTCATATCAACTTGCTCACATTTACTTTCCCCTTCTCCCCCAAAGAATGTTCCTGTTCCTTTTCTAATATCTACTTGATGTTTTTTATCATAATCACTTACATATCCAATTCTTGAACCATCAATATTTATTCCACCTGTTCCGTGTTTCAATACATTCTCCGCTATTGATTTCTCGCTTAATGGTTTCCTTGCCATAACGATTGGTTCGTGTGCTGGTTTTAGAGCCGTCCCATATCCATCGTAATCGTGTTCTATTTCCATCTTATCTATCGCTTTACCGATGTTATGTGATTTAGGAAACCCTGAACCGAATACCCACATCAGTTGGTCTCTAATCTCAAACCCTGCGTCCTCAAACGCTGTTGCCATTCTGTGATATGTTCTTGGAGCACTAAACGATAAGATGTGTCCTCCTGGCTTTAATATTCTTAAACACTCAACAGCCCATAACTCACACCACTCTTGAAACCATTTACCTTCTCTTGCTCCTTTGATTGCAAGACCTGGTGGTACTGACTTTGAGAACGGAGCATCAGTTGGGGATTTCCCTTCTGCCTTTCTTTCAGCACTTCTGTCTGATCCTCGTTGAGTTAGTGCTCTTAACTTCTCGGGACTATCCCATTCTTTATTCATAAACCCTAATCCATAGGGTGGGTCTGTTACAACTGAATCTATTGAATTATCTGGTATTGTTTTTAGGACTTCCAGACAGTCCCCTAATCTTAAATCTATATTCATATTATATGTTTTTATATTCTATCCATCTTTGGTTTATTAATTTCTTAACTTCATCAATCGTATTAATTATTGAATATCTCGGTATTTTTGTTTGTTTGTGTATTCGTTCTATAAACCCCTTATTTTCAATCCATAATTCAAATATACCCTTATTATACCAAAAGGAAGGGTTAGTGTCTAATTCTGTCTCTAACATCTCTCTAATCCAATCCATTGTGGGTTTCTCTTGGTAAGGGTCATCAATCAATTCTATATTTGGGGTAAGTTGTTCGAACTGGTATTTTTTATATGTTCTTCTGAATAAACTATTGTTGCTTCTGTATTGATTTGAGATTGTTCTGACAAAGAAAAACACCTGGTCTTTTTCAGACAAGGTGTTATAAACTTTGTTTTTATTTAATTGGAATAATACATCATGCAATAAATCTTCTGTTCTTTCGTCTCCCCCACAGATTTTATATGCTATTTGTTTGAAGTTCTTGTATTGCTTTGAATCCATTAACAATAAATATATGGGTTTTATAATTTATCCCATCTCCCTCTTTTAACCATTGTAAAAAAGTAATTGGAAGGGATGCCATATTCTTTATAGATTCTATAAGAACTGATTTCTTTATTTCTAAACTTGGTAATTAATTCCTTCTTGAGTTCAGGTGTAAGATTATATTTGTTTGTTTTGTTGGATATTACTGGCCTATTCTTACAATTATCTTCATTTGGAATACATCTTAAGTTTGAGATATGATTATTAAGTTTGTTTTGGTCTATATGGTCTACTGTATGTTTGCATTCACATTCATTGAAGGTATTCCATAATATTCTTGCTACACGCTTTTTGTGTTGCTTGTTATTTGTCCATAACATAACTGATACATAATCTCTATCATCTATAGTTAGTTTTAACTTTTTTGCATTCATTCTCCTTCTTATCTCACCTAACTCATTTATTTCATAGTTCTCGTGATTGAGAATGGGTTTCCATTCTTCTTGCATTATTCTTTAAATTTATCTAATATAAATTTATCGATTGCTTCTAATCTCTTTCCTATCTCTGTTGAATATCCATTCATACAATAGTCAACCATAACATTTGTTATTCCAACCATTTCCTTGAGAGTAAGGTTTACATTTAATTGTTTCGAGTAATCTGCGATAAATTTTAATTGACTTTGTGTTACGATTACTTTTTGATTGTCTTGTGCCATTTTCTTTTTTTTTTAGTTAAAATTATTATATGTGTTATTGAATTGCTCTACTTCAAGGTAGTTCATACCTTCTGTATATTTCCCAATAGTATTATCATACTCATATTGAAGTAATCTTTCAATATCCATAGCTTTGCTTGGAGTTTTTAATGTTTCTTTTACGTTCCACTCTTGTAATGTGTTTCCGCTGATTAATAATGCTTTCATATCTTTTTGTTTTATATTAATAAATATAATAAAAAATAACAAAAGACCAACAGATAATAAAAAAAAATAAAAATATTTTTAATTGAGTGCTGACATCAATTCTCCATCAGGAGTATTCTTTGGAATGCGTGTAATTTTAAGTGTTTCTAAAACTTCAATAAACTTATCAATTCTTAATTGATATTCTTCTTTGGATAAAGTATAAGGGTCAGCATTATTCGTGTCTAAAATCAAATCTAAAGTGGTAAGAAATACATTTGCAAATATAATAGGATGGTCTCGCTTTAATTTGCGATAAGATTGTTGAACGAAGTAATGATATTCTTCTTGAGTAAGAAAGAGTTGCAATAACTCTGGTTGAATAGTTGCTATTGGAAAGTCATATGTTTCATTATCTTTAACAATGCCTTCAAGTAAGGGACTAATTTCTGTTTTGGGATATTGACTCATATCATAAAATTAAAAAAGGGGGTGAGGTAAAAAAAAATAAAGATAAGCAATGGGAAACCGCAATTAGAATAAAACCTTCACCCCCTGGCTGTTAATGGAAATCGAAATCTATAACATTATTATCTGAATCTAGTGTATAAGTTACTTTGTTTCCAATAAGAGAAAAAGCATT